GTGTAGTCATTCCTTATTAATATAGTATCACCAATATATAATTGGGTTGGGTCAATATATCCCGTAGTTACGTCCATTAATTGAGTGATACCAAAGGGTATATTACTTAAATTAGTAAACGCACCTAAACCGTCATTTGGTATAGTCTTCCAAACTCCCGCACTTAAAACTAATGGCGTTGTAGTTGTGCTAGTATCATTATAATCTGCAAAACCGTTTTTTCTCTTATCTTTTACATTTATACTCATAAAGTATTTTTTAAAAGATTAAAAGTAATAGTAGAGCCGACACCTACCCCTGTAGAATCGTAAACAAATCTAATATATTTAAATGTAAAAAATTCATCTTCGAATAACTCAGGTAGTGATATATTTTTTATGTTTTCATAAGTATTGAAACCTAATAAATCAGTAGTGTTAGACGCTTGAAATTCTATTTTTGGCTTGGGGTTTCCTCCAGTTAAATTAGGAAACCAAACATTTAAAGAGTAACCCTTGAAGTCTTCCCAAGATATAGCGTTAGTAGTAAAATCAGAAGTAGCATCATAATCATCTACCTCTGTACCACTTACATAAACCGTTATTTGTTCTTTCTTAGCCATAATTAAAAACCAAAATCATTCTGTACTTTTTTATTCATACCGTTGTACTCAGGATAAACACTATCGTTTTCGCAAATATACCATTGAATTGCGTTATAAGTACCCATAGCAACATTATAACGTTCATTTAAGCCGTATTCTATTTCTTTTACTGGTAAGCTATTACTAAATGTATTTTTAACGTTACCACTAATAGTATTAAAAAAGTCGCTATTACGTGCTATATTGAAGTATGTAAAGCCTTTTAACATTACTTTCATACCTTTAGAACGTCTTTGGCATCCTGTACCTATTGTGTCATCTATGCAAAACGCATCAAATATATCTATAAATCTTTGTGTTACTGGTAGCCCCGTAATCGGATCTAAATCAGCTATAAACAAAGCGTATAAATCACACCCTAACAAGTCTAGTAAAAATTGTTCCTGATTTTCTGTTATGTATTCATCTAATACCGCATCCTGGTAGCTATTACCTTTTGATAATTGATAAAATCCCGTAAAATCTGTGGCTGTTAAAAACATTGCTTTCTCTTTTTACCACCGCAAGCCCCATACGTCAATATGGAGCGAGGGGTGTTTTAATCTAAGGTAGACTATTTCTTTTTAGTTGGTTTTACTTCTTCTGCTATTTTGTTAGCTATTAATTTTTTTGCTATAGCTTCACTAGGGTTAGATATTGCACCTTTTTTTAATCCGCTTTCGTGATCTTTTAAAATTCTTACTTTCATAACTTAATGTCTTTTACCACCAAATGCCCGACACGTTAATGCCAGGCTTTAGTGTTATTAAATTATTACTTATGGTTTAAGTAAAGCAGTAATTGAAGTTGAAACTGTACCAGTAACAAAAGCAGTTGTATCATTGCCTTTGATTCTGTTTAATCCTCTCCATTCAATTAAAACCGTTCTCATGTTTTTAGTAAAATCATCAGAATCTAAACCTACTTGGATAGTCATTTCACCTCTAGAGAATACAGAAGCCTTTGAACCATCCATTGCTAAAAATGTATCTTGTGCTATTCCTGTATTTTTTACTACTGGAATACCATCTAATGACATTTGACCAGCTACATCTTGTAATCTGTCTACATATTGTGCATCTGTTGATTTAGCTAATCTTAACGCTGTCATATCAGTAGGATGTACTACATAAACTGAAGCCATGTGATTTGCTATTTCTATTTGATTATCCGCAACTGTTAATACATCTGCAATGTTTGGATCTACTACACTAGTAGCAAATGCTCCAGCCGCCCAAGCAGTTGATTGTGGTATAATACCGTTTAAGTTTTGCCCTACATTATCACCGTTTAAGATTTGATCGTCAATATCTAAAGATAATCTTTGTGTCAATTCGTTGTTAATTTCCGAACGCATAAAATCAATATCTCCTAACATTTCTGTAGATACTTTGATAAATGCAGTTCTTTTTTTTACAGCTGAAGAAACTACTACCAAATCAAAATCAATTTGATTTTTTAAAGTACCCTCTACAGTTCCAGCTGGAGCACCTTCTACTCCTGTTTGTTCAACCCATGAGATTAAATTTGAAGTAGCCACACCATTAGAAATTAAATCTCTAATAAAAGTTCTACGTCTTGCAATGTTATTTACACCGGCTTCTCTTTGTTCTACTGGTACATTACCACCTGAAATATTACCTACTATAGTCATGTCACCTACTACTTTCATAGTAACTTTACCTTGACCAGTTTCTGACATTGCTTTTAATTCTTCAGCTTTTTCTTCTAATCCTTTAGATAAAGATTCTTTAGAAGTTAAAGATACGTCATCTTTTGAAACGTCTTTAGCGTTTTTAATTGCTAAACCCATTGTTTTTAGGGTAGCATTTAAATGTTCTACTTGTTCTTCTTTAGCTTTAGCCATTTCAGATCTCATAGCTTCTAATTCTTCTTTAGTAGCTGAGTCTCCAACTCTTTCTTCTAATGCGTTGTAAGATTCTTTTAAAGCTGTATTATATTCTACGTATAATTTTGCTTGTTCATCCCCTGTCATTGCCTCAAACGCTGACATTTCAATTCCTTTTTCAGTAAGGAAATCATTTAATGTTTTCATTTTATATGAATTTATTTAATTTATGACCCTTAGACCTAGTGCCTTTGGTGTCGGTTTGAGTGTCGTTTGACGGCTCGGTTTTTCCAGTGTCTCCTGACGGCTGAATATTTTTATTACCTAGTAATCCAGTAGCCCCATTAGAGCCCCTTAATACTAAACTTGATTCTCCTATATTTTTAGCTTCACTTACTACCCAAAAATAATCTATTACATCAAAATCATCTTTATTAGCTATAGATTCTATATTCTCATTATATATTTTAAATTCTTCTATATCATTTTTATCTGTACTATTTAATGCTAATTCTATTTTAACGTATTGCATCCTTACACTAGCCTCTATATCATCCCCGCTTTCTAGCCATTCTTTAGCTAAATCATTTATAATATCAGATTTTTTAAATTCATATATCAAAGCCTGTGTATCTCCTGAATAATTTTTACCTATAGAACTAAAAGGAATAATAGCAGTAAACATTTTAACGTTTTCTTTTTTAACTACTACATTAGCCATTTCCATTTTATGATCAGTAACTAAATAGTTTTTCCCTTGTTGATCTTGAACGGTTTTATTCCAAATACCAACTTTGTGTAAATCATCATGACTATCTAATACCCCAGTTGTATTAACAGCTAGATAATAGTTGTCTTTAGTGTCAAATAAACATTTAGTAGCAACACTAAATTTAGAAATATCTAATTTTTTACATGAAATACCAGCATTTTTAGCACTTGACTTTTGAATAAGAGCCTTTTTATCGGCTATAATAATACTCTTATTTTCGCGTAAAGCCTTAAACATTTCTGCTTTAGTACTATATTCTTTATTTAATTCTTTGCAAACTATCATTTAGTTATTATTTGATTAGCTTCTAATATTTTTACTTTATCCTTAATAGATTTTTTAATCTTAGGATTAAGCCCTTCTTTATCTAAAAGTTGTTTAATCTTCTGTGATTTGTCCATCTGTTACTATTTTTTTAGCCAAATCTTCACTTATACCATATTGATATACTAAAACTTCTTGTTTAGATTCGTTTGATATTGGCATGTTTAACACTACGTTAAACCCATCAACGTTAATTTTATTCTTCTCTGCCTCTTGTTTTTGGTCTGATTGTAATGCTTCAATTTGACTTGTATCAATTCTAACCTCTTGGTTAGTACCCTCTGTAGCATTAATAGGTTTTACAATATCTTGGTTAAACTTACTTACTATTTTATTTAAGTTTGGCAGTATTGCATTGTTATACATACCTTTAGTAGCTTCATTAAGATTATTAAATGTACTACTAGCCGGGTCATTGAATAATTTACTGTCAATGTTCCAAATGTTACATAGTTGTCTATCAGTCAATACACCTGACTCAATTAGTTTTAAGTCTGCTGCACTCATACCCATAGGTAAATACTTTAAACTTGCAGAAGTAACTTGTACACTATTGACTTTATCGACTCCACTAATCATGTTATTAGTTTGCCTTTTAACTTCCTTGGCTTGGTCAGGTGATAAATTAACACCACCACCATTACGGTTAGATTCATTAGTTAATAAACCTCTAACACCTTGGTTTTTTACTAATACACTTAATGCCTTTTGTACATCCGTTGATCCAGTTAATGAATATAACCCAGCTTGTAATGGTGCCAATCCTTCTAAAGTATTAAGCCCTAAACTAGTAGGGTTAATGTATTTTAAATGGCTCATTAAATCTGATTCAATTTTATATTGAGTTGATTTATCAGCTACTTTAAAACCGTTGTTAGGCATTAAATAACTGTTAGGGGTGATTGGGCTTATTATACCACTAGGATATATTTCTAAAGCGTCATAGTTTTTAAAATCAGCCAGGTTAATTTTCTTTTGATATAAATTACCACTAGTTAAAAGATAAACCATACAAGCCTCCACCCATTCATTAGTAGATAATAAATCACCTCTATAAATAGCTGGAGTTTTTAAAACGTTTACTATTTTTCCACTATCTACTAATTCATCTTTTACTTTATCCCAAACTATTAAAGGTATATTAGCCCCTGTAGTTGTGATTTTATTTATAATAGAATATACTGTAACATTTTGACCGTAGCCCTTATTTATTAATTCTTGTTCGTTTTGTGAGTTATGACTTACATAACCATTATCAAAACCAGTTAATAAACCCGATAAATTGTGTGATTGTAAGCTAATGTTTTCCTTAGTTACGGTTGGCAATAGTGCTTTAAATGCTTCGTTTATTATACCCATTTAAAGAATATTATTGTAACCCAAAAAACCCACTAAATTAATAGTAGGTCTCAAGGTCGTATGATAGAAATTATGGTT